TCAAACCTTTCTACCAGAGTATTCCCTGTTACCTTTTATGCAGGATCCCGAATTTGTGCGAGCCACCGCACGGGATGATACTCTATTGTTGCTCTTCACAGATTCCATTTATAATTGTGTTGAAGACTTAATGGAATTGCAACGTAGACGGAGTTTAGTCGGGAAACGTACTATAATAGTTTCCTGTGAACATGACTACTCGGATCTGGTAGCTGGCACTCACTCTCTACCCGCTTTGTTCCCTGATTTTATACCCAGAGACGAGGGCACTCTAGAGAAATCGAAAGATTCAGCCGGCGATTGGAAAATAAATATACTGTTAAAAGGCAATAAACACAGATATGAACACGGTACCTTGAATGACACCAGTAACTCCTCTTTTATGAACATTATAAACAAATACATGGTTGTCTCTTCTGCCGGCACTTACAAAGTTAGCGTTTTTGAGTTGAAAAGGACAGTGCAGAAAGTCCCTCTCAAAACCTCAGTACCGGTCAAGGTCACAACGGGCTCAGCTAAGTCCGTTCCTTCTCAAAAGGCTGTTCGTGAACCGCCCCATGCAGGTTCTACCAAAAACACGCAGAAATCGTGTGATTCCTCCACTCAAACGGATCAAACCGCTCAACATTCTGGAGAAGTTCGGGAGAACGTTGTCAAATGTTCGCCGAAACAAAAGACAGCTGACAAAATAAATCAGCAGATTGATGATCATTACATAGATTGGGTAGTTGGAAACTCAATTCAGGAAAACAACGTCTCACATCGCGCCGAGGGCACCATCTGTGAAGCAGAGCCCTCTGATGACCTCTTACCGGGCGATGATGATGAATTAGCTCGTTGTTTAGTCTTTTGCTATCTTTTGATCCGTTTCCTGGCGAATACGGATCTTGATTATTCCAGTTGGGTAGACGGAATCGTAGAGACGAACAGCGACTCTTCCGCCTCAACTGACGCAACTACATTTTTGACAAACGACGATAACATGAGCACAATAACCGATTTCACTTCCTTCGAAAGCGTCTCCTCAGAGGCAACCACTTCCAATATCGATAGTGGACACGAAGAAGAAGAGCAAGAAACACCAACCTACCCCAAACCTTGTCTGTCCAGATCGGCTGTCTCAGTCTTAGCCGCATACGACAAGTTGAAAGAGATGAACATAGACCCAAACGACTTGGTTTTCGCCGGTCCTGTTGGTATCTATGTAGGTCCTGGAGCCGATTTAAAGGCTGGACCTGGGAGTGTTGGTATACCTATCAGCATAGGTATGGTTTTGCATAGAGCTGGTTTGATAAACCAAGAAACAAAGGTTAGTACTCAAGTTAGGCAAGCGATTATAGGTGAAGTCATAAGATCAAAATTTAAAGAAGAAACAGTTCTCAGTATGTCATTAGTTTCTACTGTTCCAGTATGGATCTGTTTCGCCGCTCCTCACCACCTCCTACATTTCGGTTTATCGACCCACACTTCGCAACAACTAATTATTGACGCAGAGTGGTCGTTACGATGGCAATGCAAGCATCGTTTTGACCCAGTTAAAATTGGAATGTTATGGGAGAAATTTAGAAGGGATAACTGGTTTGCGCCCAGCAAACCATTATGTGAGGTCGATCAGGCTGTGTTACACAAACACTTTCCCCGTACTTGTTACGGACTTACTGATCTTAAAATGCCGGACAATCTTATCATGTGCACCTCTAGGTCTGAATGCTCTAGGGAG